ACCCTACGTGAACCTTCTAATAGAGTTCCGCGATTAAAAACTAAACTTGTCAAAACTCCACGCTGATTAGGAGTCAGAAGCTCAAGGCCAGGAAAAGTGTCATAAGCTTTTTTCGTCCATTTCGGAACAATGCATCTATCAAAGACTTCCCGCGCCTGAATTTTTGTGATTGGAGTAATTCCACGAAAACGAGATTCAATAGCCTCTGCCGCCGCCCCTTTTTTCCCAATAGCAGTTAAAAGTAAATTAAAATCCTGTAGAGATAAATGCTGCTTCCAATAGTCTGTAAATTCTGCTACTGTAGTATAACCTAAATCTACTCCATATCCTAAAGTAATTCCAGAGTCGCCAGGGGGTCTCTTCCAAGGTTGGTCGATTCCTTCAAATTCTAAAATGAGATCAATTGATTCTTTTCCGATTATCATAGTTTTTTCTTTGCGCGAAAATAGATTATTAAGCCACTTCCACATAATTTTTAATTAGTTATCGAACTCCCGCTTTAAATTTATCAGATAAAACGACAAAATGAACTGCTGCTTCCGAAGTCAGATAAATTTTGCCGCTTGCTTCAATGGTTACGCCCTCGCCAGGTAGAATCGGCGGAATTTCCTTTGCCCCTAATAGAGCAATAAGAGATTCATATCTCGTTAAAGCCTTATTGGTAATAAGAAATCCTTTTCCTTCCACGTATTCAATAATGCCAGAGTTCTGGGTATTCTCGTCCCAAGAGGGTTGTTCCTCTACAATACGTGGTGGAATAATCGTTTTAATATCCGCCGTTTTACAAGCGACAAAAACGAAACTAGCCAGAAACGCGAATACGCAATTGATCCAAAGCTTCTTGTTTTTGTTTTTCATTTCCAGTATTGATTATTTTGACAAGATTTTCTGCGCTGTCCTTGGCCTTAATATCCTCTATTTGTTCTGCACGTTTAACTTGTTCATCTGTATTCTTCTTTTTAAACTCTTCTACTTTGAGATCCTCTTTCGATTTTCTAATTCCAAAAAATTTATCAATAATAGAGAGAACGGCGGCAACGATACTAGTCCACATGAATTAAATATATTTTTGAGAAGAAAGGCTTAAGCCAAGCGCAATTTCATTAATTAGCTTTGCAGCTTTTACTACATCGTCATCAGAAAGTCCCTTGGTTGTGGATTCATAATAACTCCCCAAGGTCGCGGCAAGTACAACCCAATGGGGTTTATCAGGAAGACTATTCATAACAAACTGTTCCAAATCTTCACGGGTTGGCTTTGCGTCAAAAGTGATGCCCTTAAGTTTTTCAGAAAGATTAAAAACAATCCTAGCTTTTTCGATGCGATCTTCATCAGATACAGCTTTTTCAAAGATTACAGAAGAAATTAATGCCGCAGTAGGAGCAACGAGAATTTGATTGTCGGTGACAGAGTCAATGACCTTACGGTAGGTCGTGCAAGAAGTAAATAAAAGTGAGGTCGCTAGTGCGGCGAGGATTGCGGTTTTCATATAATTAATTAATCTTTTTCTGGTTTACGTCCGATTCATCAGACATTAATTCCTTCTTACCTTCTGGTTGATTTTCAGTAAGTACTTCTTTGATTACATCTTTTTCTACTAAAGTCTCTGGGCGAGATTGAGCGGCGAAGAAAAGACCGGCTGCGAGACTCATCTCTTTTAAGAAATTAGCCATCCCTACGAGGAAAGTAGCGACATCTGGACCGAGAAAAGCTACAGACCCAGGATTGTTTGAAATCGAGTATGAGAGTAAAGCCACTAATCCGCACCACGATGTTAATGGATCACGCCGAAAGTTTGTCAGAAATTTAGTTAGAGACTCCATAATTCTAGTTACAATAGTTTTTCGATTTAGGGAAATTATATTCACTCGGGGTATATATTGACCACCCTTTATAAAATTTCCGGTATCCGTTTAACATCCGTTTAAAAGGAGATTGAATTAAGAAGTGCGTTTTGCAAAACTCGTCAACATTTGAAACTAAAAATAAAATTCCCTTCGGACTGTGTAAAATTATAGATTTCATTATTAATTATTTGAAAATTCAGACACTTTGAATCTATTAATTTCACTTAAAGTTGAAGAAAAACCTTTATGTTCTTTGTGAGAGCCATTAAAAATTTTAGCTAAATTTGATAGTGTTATATCGTTCTCTTCGCAAAAATGATAACGATTTTTAATCTTTACGAAATGCCCCTCCGAAGAAATTAAATACTCTGGATCGCTTGAAAGTTTCCACCCCTTATAAATTTTTACCTTGCCGTTTAAGACATTTAAAAGAGAACTACACACTAAATTATGACGTTTTGCAAATTCTACGTTGTTGACAACTTTTAAAAGCTCTCCGTCAGGGCTTTCTATCCACGGATAAGAAGATTCTGGAAGAGGATTACCCCCTTTTAAGAACCAGCCACGGAATGAATCTCTTTTCCCTTTAAGTAAATCGTATACCTTATCTTTATGAAGCTTATATTTTTTAATAAAATCGCTTGCGACTGGCACACTGACCTCTTCACCAGTTGGAGAAACTAAAACAGGGATAGCTTGAAATTCTGATTCTGGTAATGTCCACCCACGATGGCTTTTTATCGAGCCGTTTGTTAAGTGAGATATTCCATTAGAAGAAATCCCGTGCTTGGAAGCAAAATTCTTAAATGATCCTGAAAATTCATGAGTGACTCCATTTGGGTCCCTAATCTTTACGGGGTCTAGACTCCCCCTCTTTTTTTGAAGGTAATCCAAACCTCTTTCCCTTTGTCTTGTTTTACCAGCAACCGTGCATATGTTAAATCCAGTCCCTTCGAATGGCAATAAAACGTCTAAAAATATCTGCTCCAAAGAAAATAGTTCATCTTTATCCTCGACTCGCACTAAAGCGTACCATACAAAAGAATCATTGCCATATTTGTTATAAGATCGTTGAAGGTAGGAATTACCATGAATATTCTTCCCCAAGAGTCTTTTATGACCATTTATCCTGCGTCTAATATCTGCGGAACTCCCTATGTAAAATTTTCCATTTCCTTTACAGTAGGCTGCATACACTGCCATAAAAGTTCCGGAAGCTCTTTTCAAAAAGTCTTCTGAATCAGATAAAATAACAAAAGGGTCTACCTCTAATGTTATTTGGTTCCAAAAATTAAAAACCTCGTTATTCATATTTCACCGTTAATTTTCAGAAATAAGACTATTCACCCATACCATGGAAAAGAATCGTTGCTGCGGTCAAATCTAACTCGTGATCCTCCATTAATTCGCAAATTTTGTTATATTGAGTGCCAGAGTAATCGAAACTCAACGGGCTCTCAACGTAATTGGCGACAACTCCTCCAATCCACCTATCAATCGGCTCAATAGACATGATTCGCTCCCACATGGAATCTACCAGTTTTTTATGATTCTGGCTTAGACGGGTAATAGAATTCTTCTCCTTGTAAATGGAGCCAACCATATTTGCCAATTCCTGCATTTTCGGCATATTCTCTTTGATTTTTGCCAAGCTTGCCTTTCCTTGTGGGGAAATAGTATTCTTGCTCTTTGGCGCAGTAGTTCCAGTTGGGCGACCAGCTTCGGCTTTGTTCCCGATTAGAGGTTCATAAATTTTATCTTTTTTCTGCGCTTTAAATACCTTTTGATTCTCCAAGGACTCTTCCTCAATGGGGAGGTGGTTGGTTTCGTAAGCATTGAATAGTTCTTTGGGTGTCAAAGCTCCGAGTTCATAGAGTCGGTTGTAGAGTTTCTTGCTTTCGTTCAGGGACTCCAAGGTGACCTCTTCAAATCGTGGCATTGGGGTTTCTTTAAAACCCATCTCCTCAGCAATTAACTTCATTTCAGGATAAAGGAAGTATTGGATGAATGATTCCCTTGCCTGTGATAAAAGCTCAAGATAAATCTTTGTTTTCGTTTGACCTGTGGCGAAATTCTCATCAGAACCCATGATGTCATTCATTCCGTTCAGGATTTCTTTATCTACGTTGACATACTTCTCATTTCCGAAAATCTCATTAAGTTTAGGAATAACAAATTGAGCTTGGGCACTATAGTCTGCGAAAAGAACTCTTCCTACGCTTTGGGCGGAAAAAAGATTAGCCATGCCTTCAAGCAATTGACGATTCTTCTTACCTTCTCTTTTTTCATCCCCCGCCGTAATCAAAAGAATGCAGTAATCCGCCGAGGCCGCGACCTTCTCTTCCGAGGAGCGGAGAATTTGCTTAAAGTTAATCGATTTAAGAACTCCAAAATAAGGAGGGACAGCCATTGGCTCATAAGACTGTTTAGCATTGAACGCCAAACGCAAACGGTCCATTTCCAATTTAATTACTGGTTGCTGACCAGTTGAAATTGCTTTTTTAGATTGTTCGTCCAGCCCGCTAAAAATGTCCTTATCATGCTGGGTTGTTCCATTCTTAAGCATCTCAACTTCATAAGGATTAAGCACTTTACCATATTCCTGTCCAGAAAAAACAGAAGATCCAATGCCGCGAACATCGACAGGATTAATGATGATATACTTGAGAGGAATTTTGCGGGCCTTGGCGATAGCTTCCTTTTCTCCCGCCACAGCGAGTTTTTTTACTTCAGATAATTTAATCTCTCCATCAAAACGATAAACTAAAACATTTCCTGAACGGAACCACTCCAGAAAGAATTGATTTGCAATATCCCAGATATTTACCTTTTGTGCCCACTCATCAAAAAATTTAATTATTTTTTTATCCTTACCCATGAAGTGAATCGGAGTATTGGATAGATAAGACTGCATCAAAATTGGATTGCGGAAAGAAGGAAAAGAATAAAATGCTTTTTGGCATAATTCAATACTTTCGTGTGAGCCGATTCCACAGCGGTCATAAGAAAACGGATTGGCCGAATTTAAGATATGGAAATACTGGCTGGTTTCCGATTTATAAACTTGATTATCATAGCTTTCTGGGTTAACTCGGGAGATGCTGGCCTTTACCTCGTAGCCCTGCTTATTGAGAACCTCACTATTGATCATTGCCCCGGCGCATAACTCATCCTCCCCTTTCCCAAAAATTTCGAGGACTACGCCTCTTGTATCTTTTTCACGCGGCTTATTAGGGTTGAGTCTGGACATAATTAGGTAAAATTAGGGATTAAAGTTGAATATCTGCTCTTAATTACAGGATAAAGCGTATTAAAGGAAAATTTAATTGATGAAAAATCCCGCGAAGACTTCTTCATTATCATCATCGTCGCTCATCAATTTTTCATAACATCGCCGAGCATAATTACCTAAAAGAAGGCTAGTGTAGGAATCCTTTCGCGCACGATGTTTATTTCCAGATTTCGCTTCAGCGGGAAGATCAAAACTAATATTCCCTACTGAGTCTGTTTTTGTTTGAATCAAAGCAAGTTCCTTAGCTGTGTCGGCGACAACTTTGTCAACATGTTCGATGAACTCGCGGCGGCGCTCGTCACCTGTAATTGAACTTGAAATCTGGTTAAATTCAAGATCTGGAACGTTCTTCAATAGATTAATGTTATAATCAACATCCGCATCACTATAATTGGAAATAGGAGAGGCAAACATAATCTTACTATGCTGAAGGTCGCCCTGCATCATTTCATTAGCATCACGAATCCAATTCTTTTTATTGAAAATCTGAGTAAATGCAATATGGCTAGTTTGTTTATTGTATAAGTGCTTTGTTTCCCGATAAGTATCTTCATCAGTAAAATCTAAGCCAGACATGAAAATCTGTTTTTCATCTGGAACCAAAGAATTATATTCTTC